CGCATATCTCTTGATCAACTCCACACTCAATAAGACAGAATTTCAAGATTTCAAAGGCAGCTCGTGAGAATTCGGCTCTGATACGCATATCAAACCCTTTATAGTCTCCAGCTCCCATAAGCTTGTCTCCAAAATCTTTAACAAGTTGTTCAGCAATCCAATGCCAGTCTTTACCCGCTGCATCAATTCCAACGGCGCTCTCAAACTCCATGGGAAAGCAAGACATTGCATTAAGGAGTGGGAGCGTCAATTGCCTGCAAGCAATGACCATCGAGACAGGAGCAGCTGAAACAATACGAACCTTGTTCTTGGCAACTTTCTCAAAGGAAACGGCTTCATCTTTGACGAAAGTCTTGAAACAAATGTTGGTCCGCTTACCCGAATGCCAGACAGATAGAATTTCTTCAGTCTCTCCCTGAACATCAGCTTTAGCTTCATCAAAAATCATCTCATAAGTTCTAATAGTCTTGCCGTCAATAACTTCCTCCTTGACAACACGGGTAGTTTGTAAACCTAGTTCTGTAGCTAGGGCATTTTCAACAAGATACTTCCATTTGGGTCCTGGAAGAGGGAACCCCATTGCAGTCTTAGGGTTGACTGGATCATAGCCCTTAACACCTGGAACTCCGCTCGCAGCATCATGATAGTCCAGAGGATGGACAAACTCTTTGAAATTGCTATCCGGGTTGAAAATAGTTCTACGAAGCTTAGTCTTAAAATCAATCAATGCCATTTCCAACAATTTAGGGTCTGGCGGCGATAAGACTTCAGCAGCTGTTGACAAATGTCTATGTCGACTTGGAAGAACTGCTTTCCGGTGTGGACATGTATGGGTTTTGTCAATTCCGCTAACTTCACAGAACTTCTCTGCCAAGATTGATTCTTCTACAGCAGTTGTGAATTTCGAACGCGGAAGTGCATTTTCCCCATAAATTTCCATTGACATTGGTGTTTCCTCATCAAGATAATGAACTGGATTTTTGTAATGAACATCTGGTGTGGTCTTGGTATTGACACCATATATTTCATGTCGTAAGGGAACTGATTCGGCGATGTTAATATAATCTTTTCTACGATTCTTAGTCGCAAACAGATCTTTCTTGTTCAACGCTACACAAGCTCCTTGATTCTTAGTGTCACTACCAGCAGAATGCATCCCTACAAACACGGGATTTCTGCAATGGGTGAACACCATTGAACCGCACATCCCCTCATGACTGTCAATCTTGTAGAGAATCGCGACATAGGCTCCTACACCCTTCACATGAATCTTCTTGACAGCATCAACTTTAGTCACTACCTTGTATTCAGAGGGTACAACATAACTGTCTGGGGACTTCAAAACTTCTTTATGAGCATGATAAATGGCGATTGGATCACCAACCTTGACTTCAAATTCAGGAGTTTCAGGTATGTATTTAGAGAATCTTGCCGTGTCTCCACCAGAGGGAGCGTCCAATACGACTGCGTCTGTTCGGGGAACAACACGCAAATTTGAATCATTGGCTATCACGGAAAATCTCTTAACGCCTTTAGAAGGGTGGAGTTGGAAGTCGACTTTATAAGTTTTGGAGAGATCAAATTGGTGGCCAGGAAGTAGCCACTCGGATCCCCCAATTGGTGATGAGTTACACCACTTCTTTGGACCAAATGGTTCTTTAGTCACGGGATCAACCTCTTGAGAATAGACAATATATAAATTCTTATCAATTTGGGTCTCAATATGTTGTAACGTCCCGGTAACAGAAGCTTCGGGGGCCACTGCATTCAGAGTATAAGGACGGGCATAAACATCGTCTCGTTTCTCAATATTCTTTGGCGTGGAAGCCAATTCTCGAATTTTGGATACAATAGCACCTTCCGGTTTCATCTTCTCTTTCTTGAAGAAAGTGTTCATTGTCAGAGCTCCAAGGCCAATAGTGGCCACAATTCCACCAACAAACAGCAATGGATTGTCTTCAAAGGTAACCCGAACACTTTCGACAGCGCGGGAAATGGTAGAACCACCTTGAGCAAGTATCTCTTGAATCCGATCTCTAGGCGAAAGCACACATCGCTTTTCCAATGGATCAAACGACTCGACGAATGTTTTCGTGTCATTCGGTAAGATACCATTGTGCGCTGTAGCACCTATCCAATTGAAAATGGTCTCATCTCCGGTCCTCGGGGGAGGTCCTTCAAGAAGGCCACTGTGTGGGTCAAGAGAATCGTGGCAAGATTGACACCAACTATGATTTTTATTAACATCATCATAGTAGTCACATTCACAAAACCTCTCTCCACAACACTTGCACTCAGAATCTTCCTTAGGTGGTTCAACCTTAGGGAGTTTTTCGAGTTTAGTTTCAGTGGGTTCTTCAGATATAAAAGCACAACTAGTCTTGTCTTTTAATGATTCCCAGTCAGTGACCTCAAAAGGATATTTCGCTTGTGTTTCAACTTTCTCTTTCTTCTCCGCAACATAATCCGGAT